GTTATCTTTCACTAACAAAAAAACTTAACCTAAAGAGAAACACCTTTTCATCAAAATAAAAAATTAATATCGAATATAGAGAATATATAAGAAGAATGGAAACAGAAATTAGTGAAGAGATAACAGTACATCCAGAATTTTTCAGTACTTTGAATCGAGCCGTGCGCGTATCGAAAGGACCAAATGATTTGAAAACATATATAGTACAAGTAGGAGAAACGAAAGAAGATGTAGCCGTGTATGTGGGGGATCATGAAGATTTTGTCACATACATGTTTGCAAACTTTGCTCCTGATAATATAATGAAGAGAACGAAAAATAGAAGAAAGGGTAAATGGTTTCAAATGAAGTACGTACAACCAGTTTATTCTCGAGAAGAACAAGGAGAGATTAAACTGGCGTCTAAACGAGCACGATTCAACCCGGAAAATGCAATACCAGTAAGAATTGGAAAGAAAAATCAAGATAAATCTATGCACATAGAGGATAAAAATTCAACCCCTCCTGAGATCGATCCGACCATTATTCATAATGCGTTAGAGAAATCAAAGGAATACGCGGAAACATTTGGAGATATATCATTTAGTTGGTTCCCATTAGTTTTTGCTGATTTAAGGGGAGTGCCAATGAATAGACTCAGAGGTGTATGGGGTGATGATAAAATGGCCACTATAAATAAGTTGCAGGAAAATGAGATAGAGGCACATGCTTCACCAAAAGAAATGGTATACGCGCTGGACAAAATGTGGGCGAGAACAGGATTGACAAACGAAGAGAGGATAGAATTCTCGTTACCCACGTACGAAGACATTTTTTATTCAAATTATGGTTCACAAAAAGCTGGTGGATATTGTGAATTGCAAGATCCAACTGGTTATGTGAGAAAAGAATTATCAAGAATATCTGGTCGAATCGTTCAGATAGTAGGTGGAATGCAACCTAAAAAGGGAGCTATAGCAGGTACTATTGCTACAGAAGTAATGAATTTTTATGATAGTTGTATAAGCCTATTTTCAAAGAACGAGATTCCAAAGTCCGGACATTCGGGATTCCATCGATGTATTGTAGAATTTAAACAAGAGGTAGGGATTTTTTCCGATTTCTATGATCTACACTCCAGTTTTAATGAATCAAAATTTGTGAAAGCACTCAAAAAGCATAAGGAAAAAATAAGGGCATTCTGGAAAGACAGTGCCATTAGAGTAGTGTTAGATAGGGTGGTAAGCTATACTGCAAGTAAAAAAGTGGTAGGTGGAACATCAGGTCATAACATCTCTATTGGAATAGACACACTTAAAGGAACCTTTGTCAATCTAATGTTGCAATTAAGGGCAGATGGAGAAGCGATTTCTCCTGAACTGAAAAAAGAACTAGATAAATTGTATGAGAAATATCCAGAACTAAAAGAAAGATATTATGAATGGTTAGATTGGTGTAAGTATGATTCTAAGTTGAATCATAATGATTTGCTGTATGCTTTTTGTTCAAATATAGCAGTATTTAATCCAGATAAATCTGAC